TCTTTGACGCTTCGACTACGATTTCTTCTTTGTCTTCTTCAATTTGTTCTGGAGCTTCAACAAGTCCTTCTTGCTCAGTTTCTTCCAGAATTTCTTCTTGAGTTGTATTTTCCATAGAACTTGATACTCCTAATAGTTAATGGTATATTTCGTTTACTGTAGTAATATTTATAATATCACAACTTTGATAATAAATTTTTAAACTCGTTTATTTTTACTTCCTCAAGTTTTTTGGAAGTGGCTTTTAGAATATTATTCTTTGCCCGTTCTATATCTTGTTCACGCAAAAGTCCATTATCCCAAATCCATTCTCTTCCTTCCATAATACCTTCTACGAAAGCATTAGGAGCAGATGGATCTGCAACAATATCTGCTGCGGTTGCAAGATAGAAATCTTTTTGTACAATCTGAGCGTTCTTTACATCTGGTTTTAATGTTCCCATTCCCCTTGAAGAAACACCTAACCTTGCACCCTCATCAATCAAACATTTGACAATTTGACCATTTGGTGTATTCAAAATCTTTGCTCGTCCAACAAAATTCTTACCTTCTTTTTTCAAAGAGGTAATCATGTGTGATGCACGATCTAAATTGACAGTCGGCCCGTCAGGATGTCCTAATTCTCCGAATGCACGTTTTGGTTCTACATATTCCTTAACATATCGATTGACTTCTTTTTCAAGAATATCTAACGGATAAATTCTCCCATTTTTGTTCTTTCTTTCCGATTGCATAAAAATGCCTTCGATAAAGTACTGTTTGGGTTTATCTGTACCTTCTTCAATAAATTCATAATTTACAGATTCTTGTAATTCGCAAATTAATTTCATTTGTTTATCCTCCCCGATAGGTGGTCTGCCCTGGACTTTTGTGCCCCGCCCCATGAGTTGTTCTACTTTCTTTATCTTTAATATCCTTTTTTTTCTTATCAATACGATCTTGCAACGCCACGGCTTCGTCATCTCTCCGATCCCATTCATCATTTCTTACTTTATCACTTAGTTTTTTCTCCATATCTCTAACTTGGTCTTTCATATCATCAACGTCTTGTTCTTTCAACATGACAGTAATCATTGCTTCTTTTTGATCTTCACTTATATATTTTGCAGAACTAATTGTGTTAATTAACTCTCGTTTTTCTTTATCGATGTAAAACTCTAAAATTGTGGACATTTTTTTTACCTATTTTGCGTTACTGAATGCAAAATCCAAGATTTTCAAGAAAGATTTTGTATCTTTGTTCATGTTATCTTGCATTTTTTTCTTCTTAGAACTATTTAGTGTGTCAAAGGTTTTCAGAATGATTTTTGCGGATTCGGGGTCAATCGGAACCGATGTACCACTTTTAAACTTAATATCTGATTCTTTTTTCTTTTTTACAACAGATCTCAATTGATCTACAACATCTTCTTTCAAAGGTTTTTCTGACCGAATTACCTCTTCGACTTTTCTCTCTTTAACAGGAAAACCTATTGATTTTCTAAACTCTTTATATGTTTTCATCAAATTCCAGAAGAAGCGATTTTAGTATAAGTGCCGTTTGTTACATTTGCTAATATAAATTGATCCGAATCTTTTTGAATAATGGTCAATGAAGCGGCTGGTACAGTAACAGAACCTTGAACTGTTCCACTTGTTCCTCCTTCAGTTCCATCATTTTCAACTACTGAAATGATTGAAATCGCCGATGCGTAAACCGCAACCGCTGTTGCTTTACCCAAACTCAATTCTGTAGCAGTTGTGGCCGTCTTTGCGGCTAATAGTTTCATTGTGTCTCCGTTGTTTCTGGTTCTGGTTCAGACTGAACCTCTACTTTTGGTTCTTCAATCGAAATTTCTTCTTTGTCCGAAAATATTCTGGCAGAAACTTCTCGTTTCTTGGTTTCTAGTCCATCTACCACTTTATTTGTAATTATTTGATCAAATGCATCATTGACCTTTGTAGGATTACTTTGCATTGAATAATCTACAATATCCACTGTTTTAAAATCTCGTTGTGTTGCCTGTTCTGCCATTTTTATCTCCAAAAATTATCTATTAATATTTATAAACTTTTAAAGGTGTAACCCTCTAATATTCTTCTCCACCTTCTTCTTCACCTCCACCCTCTTCTTCTGCTTCTTTTGCAATCAATTCATCTTGTTTCTCAACTTCTGCTGCTGTTTGTCTGAGAATATTTGCTCGGAACCACTCTTTAGAATAATATTTTCCAACATATTCTTCTGAGTTTCTTGCAAGATCTAAACGTTGAGACATAGTTTCTTGATGTTTAAATTCTGAATAATAATGATCTTTTTCAAATCTGTAATGAACCTTATCTCTGATCTTGGCCCATTCTGCAGCAGTCATAACATTTTTTAGAATCAATTGTCTTTCCATTATTTCATCAAATAAAATTGAGAATCTTGTCTGCAACTTTTTGATAAATTTCGCAAAAAGCAATTCATCTCTCGTAATTTCACTTTCTCTCCCCAAAGAGAATCCCGATTCTGCCTCGAGCCGTGAAGTAGGGACATGCATTGCTTTATACATTTTTCGTTGAAAGTACTCTACATCTTCCAATTGACCAAGATTTTCTCCGCCAGGAAGTGTAGTTATTTCTGTTCCCCGACCACCTTCTCTACGAGGCAACCAGTAATCTTCCAACATTGATTGATGTCTGCGATCATCTTTGACTTCACCAGTATCCGAATCGTAAACCAATCGGTTCTTGTAACGTGTCATGATGTCACGAATATATTGTTCGGCCTTGAGTTTTGGTAAGTTTCCTACATCGATATAGAAAATTCTGCGTTCTGGTGCTCGTGATATACGATAGATAACAACTGCATCTTCTACCATTCGGAGTTGATTTAGTGGTTTGATTGCCTTATGAAGATAAGACATTACTGTATTTTTTTGAGGATTTAATAAACCAGAAGTGGAATATGCAATACTATCACCCGAAATTATAATACCAGAAGAGGATCGATTATGCAATCCGGCCTCATTGTAAGTGTACGTAGGAACTATACTTATTTTTGCTTCTCTAGGATCTGCCGTTTTTTCTTGTTTGACTTGTTTGACTTTTTTAATTTTTGTAGCATCCAAACTTCGGAGTTCTACAATACCACGTTTTGGGTCATTTTCATCTATCATAATGTGATAATACAATCTTCCTTCAATGTACCATCTGCGAAAAATATCATGACCATAATTGTTAAAGTTGAGAAGATCCAATACAGTATCGAATTCTGTACGAACTTTTTTCTTGATACCTTCTGTGAGATCTGTTTTGTCGAGAACAACTGATACTGAAGGAAGGATATCATCAACAACAATGGCATCATTTATAATATTATCAATCGCAATCTCACAATCAGCCATTTGAGACATATCACGATATTTAAGAATAAGTTCTACCTCATTCTTATATTGTCCATCCATATCGAGAGAGTAACCTACTGAACCGGCACCCGATACCATTTGAGAACCATCATCACTTTCTGGAAGTGTGAACGCAGGAACATTGGCGCCTGCCATTTCCTGACTCTTTCTTTCAATTTTGAAACCAAAAATTTCAAATGCCATAATTTATCTCCTATGCTGTATGCGATTCAGACTTTAATAAATGGTCTACTGTTGTCAAAGGTGCGTGTGCTTTTGTTCCTGGCATCCATCTATCATATGTCCACGTTACTGTATATTCTTCTATTTCACTTGCAGTTGCCCAATCCAAAGCGATTGCAGACAATGTGGTTGGAAATGCCCCCAAAAAATGATAATGATGTAAGTGTTCGCCCGTTTTACTATATTGGGTTACTTTAATACTCTTTTTATATGATGCATTCTCCCCCTCAGAAGAGTCAAAAGTGTCTGCTCTTCTTATATTTAGTTTGTGTCCGGCGACAAGATCCATCCATTTTTCAAGTGCAATTCTAATTCCATAATCTTCATCATTTATGATAGTTGTATCCCATGTCTCGTAAGTACGATCACCGGCCACGTGAATCGCTTTGCCGTGATAAAATACATCATAAGTGCCAATTGTAGATGTAGGAATAGATGCACCTTTTATTAAAAATCTAGATGAAGCTGGGGGGGATATGCCGAGTTGTGTTAATGCGGAGTCAATATCTACTGAAAACAGGGAGGGACGAGCGCCTCCCCCTGCTAAATTTGATTTGAATTCTGTTACTGCTAAGGCCATTCATTTTACTACTATTATTTTAACTCAAAAGAGATTTGTTGTTTATCCTGTACCATGTGGCGGCGGAACAATTGCATTAGTTGCATTGGTATTTGTTCCAGAACTCCAATGATCATATGCAAAACCAATTGTATATTCTTCTATAGCATCATTTGACCAATCTACCGCAATTTCTCCAATTTCAGTCGGCCAAAGACTATGCATTTTATAAGATAGTTTATCGCTTCCATCGGTTGCTAATTGTGTTACTGTCGCATCACCATCAATCCAAGACCCAC